AAAAGATTCAGTAAATGGGCTAAGAAAGAAGCCGAAACTGAGTCTTTATTGTTTGTGAAAGAGTATTTTGGGTATTCCTCTGAGAAGGCTAAGGAAGCACTAAATATCCTTAGCGAGGAACAATTGGCCATTATAAAAGAAAAATTATATAAAGGTGGAAAATGACTGTTGAGATGATTTATTATGACTGGACGCCTGAGTCAATGCTTGAAGTGAGTCTGCCCGAGCCAGATAACTTCCTAAAAGTTAGAGAAACACTAACACGCATCGGCATCGCCTCCAGAAAAGAAAACAAATTATATCAATCCTGTCACATTTTACATAAACAGGGTAGATACTTTATTGTCCATTTTAAAGAACTCTTTGCTCTAGATGGGAAAGAGTCTAATATTACAAATGGAGATATCGAGAGAAGAAACGCTATTGCTGGATTGCTACAAGACTGGGAATTGTTAAAAATCCTTAGTCCATCCCAAGCAGAACAGAAAGCGTCTTTGTCTCAGATTAAGGTGGTCTCATATAAAGAAAAAGACCAGTGGGAATTAGTTCCAAAATATAATATAGGAAAAAAGGTGAAAAATGATTAAACTTGAATTGTCTGTTGAAGAGATTAATATGATTCTTCGTACACTTGGTAAACACCCATTTGAAGAAGTTGTACTGCTTATTAATAAAATTAAGCAGCAAGGCGAACCACAAGTTGCGGAAATGGTAAAGCAACAGCAAAGCCAAGAAGCAGAGAAGACCCCTGCAGCATAAATAGATTAGTCCCATTCGGGATGGGAAATGGCTCGGTGGAGCCAAACCGAGTATTCTGGTAAATCCACCAACTAACCCTCTATCGCCATCTGGGATAGAGAATTACAATTATCTCGCTTAATAGGAGAACTATATGTTACAAGCAATCAACACAACTATTGACACCATTCAAGGTGCAAAATCTTCTTTCGTCAAGACATTCGTTCAAGACAAAGATATCGCTAAATCTCTTCAAGACTTCGTTGACGCACAAACTACATTCGCAAAGACTGTAGCAAAAAGTACTTTCGATATCGGAACTAAAGTTGCTGAAGAAGCAGTTAAGTTCGATGTAAAGAAAGTATTCGCAACCAAGTAAGGAGATAGCCATGACTTTAATTCCAACAGTCTTCAAAGACTTCGACAAACTATTTGTTGGTTTCGATGATCAGTGGAATCGCATGGCAAAACTCCATGACGAGATCACAAAAAATATTCCAAACTATCCACCATACAATATCTACAAGTCTGACGAAAACAAGTATGTCATTGAATTGGCAGTCGCTGGTTTCGGTAAACAAGATGTAGAGATTACACTTGATGGCGACAAACTAATTGTCAAAGGTGAAACGAAAGATGACACCCAAGCATTTCTATACAAAGGAATTGCAACTCGTGCATTTACTCGTAGTTTCGTAGTTGATGATCAAGTAGTTGTTAATGGTGCTCAGATGATTAATGGTATGCTTAAAATCTTTTTGGAGCGTTTAGTTCCAACGCATAAGCAGCCGAAGAAAATCGACATCTCTGATGAAGGTATTTCTGTCTCTGAATTTGCAGCTAATAATCTTACGCCAGTTGAACCAGAATTGTTATTGGAAAAGAAAGCAGCAAAGAAGAAATCATCATGAAGAAAATTTTAAGAGGAGTCTATATTTTCTTCAAAGGTATTGGTTACGCTAGAGCAGCATCTGTTCAAGCAAGAATGGGAAACCATAAGAAGGCAGTAGAACTTATGGAAGAATTTTCTAAGTGTAAGTAACCTTACTACGTCGTAATAGTTAGGGAGAGTTTCGGCTCTCCCTAAATACTATTATGATGAAAGCAAAGATATCTCCAAACCTTATCTCATTCGTCACTGTTCGTCGTGGTGAGTGGATATTAAAAGTTTCTGTCTTTAAAGCCAGAACTATCATGGTTGTTGCACATCATTGTTATGATCTAGAAACTTTAATGATTCGTTATTTCACTGATCAACATGAAGCAGCAGATTTTATTGAAAATTTAGTCACTCAGGAATAATTATGGCAAACATTCGTGTATTTAAATTGATTAGTGGTGAAGAACTTATTGGAGAAATTTTTAACTCATACGAAACATCTTTAGAGTTAAAAGCACCAGCAACAATTATGATGCAGCAAACTCAAACTGGAGTCGGGCTGGCTCTTATTCCTTACATGCCATATTCGGTCGGCAATATCACTTTATCTCGATCTGCAATTGCAGCTGAAGCAAAGGCTGACATTAAAATGGTGAATGAGTACAATCGTATTTTTGGGTCGGGAATCGAAATCGTCCCTGCATCTGCTCTTAAGTAAGTAAGTACTAACTTACTTACGAGAATCCTCCCTCCAAACCCTCTAGACTAGCCGCAATAATAACCCTACCATCGGTAGGGTTTTTTGCATTTAGTTGTTGTCTTTAATTGCAATTTAAGGAATAATAGACTCTATTATGATGAAGAAAGGAAATGAAATGAGCAAGATGTCTACTTACCTAGTTTATCAACTCCCCTTTGAAAATGAAAACAGTCGTGATCTGTATTTCATGAACGAAATTCAGATCGAAGAAATTTCTGATCAATTCGAATTGGTGGCTCGTGTTGATGCTCGATCGATGGATGAAGTTTTCCGAATCGCTAACTTTGTTTGCGAAGAAGATGCAAGTCTGATCGAAGTTGTTGGTAAGATGCATAGTCTTAGTGTTGGTGACATTGTCTGTAATCTAGACACTGATGAGTCTTTTGTTTGTGCCAGCTTTGGTTGGAAGAAAATTAACATGAAGGAGTCTGTATAATGAAACTGAGTCAAAAGAAACAGGTGAAAGTTGCGACTATTTACAATCGTTCTGTGCAAACTAAGGCAGAGATCCGTGAAGAATCTGAGAAGGCATTGAAGGCATTCTTGAAGAAGGGTGGAGTTATCGAAACTGGTAAACCTGCTCGTGTTCGCAAGTCTAAGATGGCTGCAAAGTCTTCTCGTGGATTTGTTTCTGGCACAAATGGGTTTGCAACTGGATATCCACGTCGTACGATAGGTGCATAAAAGACTTGTCTTTAATTGCAACTTAGTGTATAATAATCTTATTATGATGGAGAATGTGATGAAAACTTGGGAAGAATTGAGTCGTAAAGAACAGTTGGCTGCAACTCACTATGACTTCTACAAAGATGTTCATGGTGTTCGTCCTCGCTGGATGAATTACGAATCAATGACTGAGCAAGAACTCGAGCAAGAGTTGGATGCACTCAGCAAGCAAGCTGAGATCGTCTTCGCTGAAGAGAAGAAGATGCAGGAAGAATCCATCGCCAAATTCGAACAGCATGTCACCAATACCATCTGCATGGGGGCGAAAGATCGTGCCACTGCACTTCGCTGGATCATGGATGCCAGTCAAGCTGATGGCGACTGGGAATACTTCTGTTTTCTCAATGGTCTGCCCTATGGTTACTTTAAGGACGCAGCATGATCCTCGCTAAAGAGATCACTGTATGGCAGGTTGATTATCGTCAACCGAATCATACATACCTCATGAATGATTCAATGGATAAAATCATTGGATACTTTAAGTGGAACAATCCACAAGACTTCATGAAGTTTAAGAAACCACTTATGTTTGATACACGCTATCGTAAATTCAAAATTCTTCAGCGTTATGAAGACAAATCAAATACTAAACGATGGAAGATTAATGGAAGTAAAGACCACGTGTATTATGTCGAAGAAACAGATAATGGTATGACATGCACATGTATCGGTTTTAAATATCATGGCAAATGTAAACACATTGAACAGGTAAACAATGAACATTAATTCTTTTCTCGATAGCCTAGCAAGCAACAATTCCCGCAACTTCAAGATCGAGCAACTAAACGCACACAGCGATAACGAAGTGCTACGAGATGTTGTTCGCTTGGCTCTCGATCCCTTTACGCAATTCTATCAGCGTAAGATCCCGCAGTATGTTACTGACAAACAACAAACTTCTTTGGAGAATGCACTTGGAGCACTTTATGATCTATCTTCTCGCACTGTTACAGGTAATGCAGCAATCGAATATCTACGCATGTTGCTCTCATCTCTATCACCAGATGATGCTAAAGTTATCGAACGAATCATTCAGAAAGATCTGAAGTGTGGTGTTGATGTATCCACTGCCAATAAAGTTTGGAGTGGATTGATTGCTGAGTACCCATGCATGTTGTGTAGCCCATTTGAACAGAAGCTGGTTGATAAGATTAAATTCCCAGCCTATGCTCAAATGAAGATGGATGGTATGCGATTCAATGCTATCGTCAGAGATGGTAAAGTAGAATTCCGTAGCCGAAATGGTAAACAGATTCATCTACTGGGTAATCTGGAGAAAGAGTTTGCTGCATTGGCAGGTAGTATCGATTGTGTATTTGATGGTGAGTTATTGGTTATGTTTGATGGTGACCATCAGTTTGCAGATCGTCAGACTGGCAATGGCATTCTCAATAAAGCAAACAAAGGAACAATCTCTGCCAAAGAAGCATCATTGGTTCATGCATCTGTTTGGGATCTAATTCCCTATGTTATGTTTGAAACAGGACATTGTTCAACTCCATACTCAAAAAGATTTTCTACTTTGGAACAAATTGTAAACAAGCAGAAGTCTGGGGGTAAAAAGATTTGGACTGTGTCATCTACAATTGTAGAAACACTAGATCAAGCACAGGAGATCTTTCAAGAATATCTGTCTCTTGGTTATGAGGGCATCATTCTTAAAGATGGTAGTGGTGTTTGGGAAGATAAACGAAGCAAGACTCAGATCAAATTTAAAGGTGAATTGGAATGTGACTTGAAAATTGTTGCAGTTGAAGAGGGTAAAGGTAAAGCTGCAGGAATGCTTGGTGCAATTATCTGCGAGTCAGCAGATGGAATTGTAAAAGTAAATGTTGGATCTGGATTTACAGATTCTCACAGAAAGCAATATTGGAAAGAAGATTTAATTGACAAAATTGTCGCAGTGAAGTATAATAGTAGAATCAAAAACAAAAATGGAGAAGAGTCTTTGTTTCTTCCTGTGTTCATCGAACTGCGAGATGACAAGGATGTTGCAGATAACTCTAAGGTGATCAAATGATTCTTGAAAGTAGATTAAGTCAGAAAAGATTTTTCAATCCGAAATCTAAAGAAGATATGAAACTTGTAAAGTATTTCTTTAAGAACCACTCTTGGGGAAAACAAGCATGTCCTTTTTTCTTGGAATTTCCATATAGTAGTATTCCTGATATGTTAAAGGATAAGATTATTCACGAAACATTTGGGATTAGTTTTGATAGATTCCACCACGTTTGGGGAGATTGAAATGAAAGTTGTTATTAATCGTTGTTATGGTGGTTTCGGTCTTTCGCACGAAGGTGTTCTGCGATATGCTGAACTTAAAGGTATGAATCTTGTTGTTGAAGAGAAAGAATCTTCATTTAACAGATACGACTATTATGTCGATGAAGTTAAGAAAGAAAACTTCTGGTATGATAGCATGATCGAAGATCGTTCTGACTCTGCTCTTGTTCAAGTTGTTGAAGAACTTGGAGAGAAAGCAAATGGCTGGGCTGCAGAATTGGCAGTGGTAGATATTCCTGATGATGTAGAATGGTATGTTGAGGAATATGATGGTATTGAATGGGTGGCAGAAGTACATCGTACTTGGAGGTAGTTGTGCGTAAAGAACTTGATGAAGCACTCTGTGCAAAGTATCCACTGATCTTTTCAGATCGAAACAAACCTATGACTGAAACAGCCATGTGCTGGGGTTTCAGTTGTGGGGATGGTTGGTATAATATCATTGACACTCTTTGTGCTCTTTTGACTAGCGATTATCGTCAAGCACAAGATCGTTATGAATCTATTAAAGATAAAGTTGGACAACCACAGTGGCAAGGTAGTACGAAAATCATCACTCAAGAAATGATTGATGTAGCCAAAACTAAACTCGATGAAGAAACCAAGAAAGTGCCTGTCGCTGTCCAAGTTAAAGAGAAGTTTGGTGGTCTACGATTTTATGTGCATGCTGCTACAGATAAACACTACAACTACATTAACTTTGCAGAGAGTATGAGTTATCGTACATGCGAGGAATGTGGTGCTCCAGGAAAACGATACACTGATGGTTGGCATCGTGTCCTGTGTGATGTGCATGCAGACATGGAAGGACGCAGTGATCAAATTGAAGAGGATGACGAATAATGTTTTACGGCAGAGAATCAATTAGCGATCGTGTTGAATATATCCGTGGACTGATGACTGGTGTAGTAACTATTCCTGCTCCAAACTATATTCATGGTCGAAACTGGACTGATGAGTTGCGTGTTAAAAATGGATACACGAAACTCGAAGATGATTCTTGGGCGACTGTGATTGACTGTCAGGAATATCTTAACAAGATGGAAAAAGATATGCTTGAAGTCTATGACAACTACCAAGATTCTTTGAGTAAGAATTCACTACTCGTACAAAAGAATCGTGAAATGGAATATGGTCTGCGTGTCGCAGGAAAAGCGTTAGAGAAGTCACTTGCTATTACTAAGGAGATGATCGATGAGTAAGTTTGTTTTGGTTGAAACTATCTCTCAATATCGCATGCGTTATGTTATTGAAGTACCTGATGATCATAATGATCGTGAGGTTCCATGCACTGCTATTCAGTGGGCAGAAGACACTGTTACAATGGAAGAGATGAAAGAGTTTTCTCAGAAGTGGCTTGGTGAAGTTATCGCAACTTCTCGTGAAGTTGATCGTGATGAGATTCTTCGAATGGTGAACGAAGACAATGATTACTGTAATGGTAAGTATGGAACACCATGGTCAGATGAACAAAAGATAGAAACTTTCGTTACACCAATCGGATATAAAGGTGATTGATGTTTATTTTTGATGTAGAAACTCTTGGTGTAGAATCTAATGCTGTCGTTCTATCGGCAGCATTGATTCATTTTGACCCAGAGAAACGACCAACATATCAAGACTTGCTTGATGACGCATGCTTTGTTAAGTTCAATGTACAACATCAAGTTGATGCTGGAAGAACTATGAGTAAATCTACTCTTGACTGGTGGAAGGAACAGCATCGTTATGTTAAAGAAGTTAGTCTGCATCCTTCCAGAGATGATGTGAGTATGAAAACTGGAATTAAAATATTGCATGAATATATGGCAAAGTTTCCAAATGCAGAAAAGCAAACTATGTGGGCGAGGGGTTCATTGGATCAATTAGCAATAGACTCACTAGCAGTGCAAGTTGGCATGCAAGAAATTACAGGGTATAATATGTGGCGTGATGTTCGAACTGCAGTCGATATTCTCTACGGTACTACTAATGGCTATGTAGATATAGACCATCCTCTCTTCAAACGACATGAAGTTATCAAGCACCATCCTGTTCACGACTGCGCACTGGACGCAATGCAACTAATGTATGGAAAAGCAACTTAATGGAATTTTATACTAATGTAGCACCATATGGCGACAAGATGTTCGTCATTGGTTATGATAAAGGAAGACGATATATGCGTAAGATAGATTTCTATCCTACGCTTTTTGTCACTTCTAAGTCCAAGTCTAAGTGGCAGACTTTGGAAGGAACATATGTCGATGAAATGAAACCTGGAAGTATTAAAGAAACTCGTGACTTCGTTAAGAAGTATGAGGATGTTTCTGGTTTCGCAATCTATGGTAACACTAACTACGCATATCAATACATTAGCGATACATATGACAGTGATGTCAATTGGGACATGGAACAGATTCGTGTGTTCTCTCTTGACATTGAAACTGCGACTGAGTCTGGGTTTCCAGACATTCGTAGTGCTAATGAAGAAATTCTTCTTATCACTATTAAAGATATTCATTCCAAAAAGATTGTCACATGGGGTGTGAATCCATACGAAACCAAACGAGAAGATGTCACATACTATCGCTGCATAGACGAACATCAATTACTAAAAGAGTTTATCATCTGGTGGCAACAAAACTATCCAGATGTTATCACTGGCTGGAACA